CTTTGATTTACACCCATGCAAAATGCAGGTTTTCAAATTTGACTTATTTGACTTTTAAATGAAAATCAACATATTACGCACACGAATCTAAAGTATTACTTTAACTTTGAATAAATAAACCACACAAATAATGGGAGGCAGACCAAGAAAACCAACGGCAATAAAAGAGTTACAGGGGACTTTAGCACCAAGCCGACAACCAAAAGACGAACTTACACCTGACTACATAACAGACCACGAAGCACCAAGTGAGTTGAATGAGTGGGGCGTTGAGTTATGGAATAATCTATTTGAAGAATACGGCAAAGTAAAGTTAATCACTAAGTTAGATATAGGCTCAATGCTGATAATGTGCAATGAATACGGTACATACATGGAAGCTGACGATTTGATTAAGGCCGAAGGTTTACAGATTTTTGTAGATATTTTTGATAAAAATGGTCAAGTAATCGGGCAGCGTAAAGAAGCAAATCCTATGATTAGAGTAAGGGACAACGCTTCGAAGCAATACACGATGCTATGTAAGGAGTTTGGATTAACACCTGTTTCCCGCTCAAAGATTTCAGCACCAAAAATCGAGAATGAAAAAGACGAATTAGAAATGCTAATGGGTGTGTGAAACGTATTACCAAAATAAAAAACAATGTTTCACCTAAAATCAATAGTTTGAAAAGACAAAAAGCGGGTTTCGGCTTAATAAGAATTGCCAAAAATGGAAATAAACTTTAAAGATAAATTCAATAATTATATTAAGGCTGTTGAGTCAGGTGAATGGATAGCTGGTAAATGGCAACAATTAGCTGTCAAACGTCATTTAAAAGACCTGAAAAGAAAGGATTTAGTATTTGATATTGACGAGGGTGAGCGTTGGTGTAAATTCTTTAACGTCTTAAAACTATCAATTGGTGAAAAGGCAGGCGAAAGATTCATTTTAGAAGATTGGCAAACCTTTATAATTATGTCAATTTATGGATGGCAAAAGGAAAACAGGCGAAGGTTTAGAAACGTCTATATTGAAATTGCCCGCAAGAATGGAAAGAGTACATTAGTCAGTGGCATGGCTTTAGGTGCATTACTTATCGACAAAGAATCAGCACCTCAAGTCTATTCAGCTGCAACTAAATCAGATCAAGCAAGAATAATCTTTGAAGAGTGCGGGCGGATGGTTCGAGGAAATAAAGTACTGAGTGAAAAGCTAAATGTGTTTCGGGATTCCATTGTTTGCAAATCAAATTCAGGCTCATTTAAGCCATTAGCAAGTGATTCTAAAACATTAGACGGCCTTAATGTTCACTTCGCAGCTATTGACGAGATTCATGCACATAAGACAGCGGAGGTTATTGAGTTATTAGATACTGCAAAAGGAGCAAGGAAACAGCCTTTAATAGTCGAGATTACCACAGCAGGAAGTAACAAGAATACAATCTGTTACAAGCACCACGAATACACCAAGAAGATTTTAGAAGGGACTCTAAAAAATGATGCGTGGTTCGGAGTTGTATATTCAATTGATGATAAAGACGATTGGAAAGATTCAAGTTGTTGGATAAAAGCGAACCCAAATTTAGGAATAAGTTTTCAACCTGATGAACTTCAAAAGCAATTTGAAAAGGCGGTTCAAATGCCAAGTTTCATGAACTCTTTTCAAAGGTTACACATGAACAAGTGGACAGGCAGTATTACAAGATGGATAAGTGATGAACTATGGATTTCAGCACAAGAAGATTATAATGAAGATGACTTGAGAGGACTTGAATGTGTGGCAGGGTGTGACCTTGCAAGTGTTGGTGATACAAATTCTATTTCAGTTGTATTCAGATGTGAAGATAACAAGATTAGAATATTGAATTACTTTTTTATACCAGAGGAAACTAAAAATAAAAAGTATGAATTAGACTCAATAGACTTTCCTGAATGGGTAAGGAATGGCGATGTATTACAATTCCATACAAGGTCAAGAGATGAAGAGATGATAATAATGAAGTTGCAGGAAATTAGCCAAAAGTTTAATTTAAAAATGATTGTATTTGACAGGTGGCAAAGTGAAACAATTGTTAGTAAATTAGAATCAATTGGGGTGGAGTGCATGGGATTTGGTCAGGGTTATAAAGATATGGATTTTCCTACAAAGAAGCTAGAAGAACTATTAATAAATGAAGAACTTAAACACAATGGGAACGCTTGTATGAGGTGGCAGGTAAGTAATATCATGATAAGTCGTGACCCTGCTGATAATATAAAGATTGACAAATCTAAGTCGAGTGAAAAAGTAGATGGCCCTGTTTCTTTGGTCATGGCATTGGGTGGATTACTCAATAGCGAAATGCAGCCAACAAGTATTAATTATGCTTATTAAAATTTAAATTATGATAACAACATCAAGGTATTTTGCAAGATTTATTGAATTGCTGAAGGAACACAAAGACAAAACGCATTATCAAATCTATGAACTTTTAGAAATTGAAGTAAAAGATAGGTACGGCCGTAATAAATTCAGCAGTTACGGCTCTTTTAGGTTTGCTAAAAGTCAATTTTATAGTGAAAATCGGGACTAAAAACTAACAAAATAAGCCTAATTTTACTTTGTTAGGCTATTAATTAAGGCATCTGTTAACCTTTGTTGTCAAATATGGCAACATTAATGCAGCTTTTAGGCCTTGAAAAACGTGCTAAACTACCTGATTTAAAGGTCAGTGGCGGTATGTTTCAATCGTCAATTATACCGAATTGGTTTAATTTTGGCGAAAATTCAAGCGGAAAGACTGTAAATCAAACTACTTCATTAAATTTATCAGCATTTTATGGCAGTGTTAGAAACATCTCAGAGGATATTTCTAAGCTGCCTTTTTTCGTTTACAAGGTTGATGAAAATGGCAATAAAACTAAAGTCGCAAATGTTGCATCATACTTAATTAATAAGTATCCAAGTGATGTATCAACACCATTCACATTCAGGCAGACTCTAATTGAATATGCCTTAATTGATGGCAATGGATATGCTTATATTGATAGAGATGCCAATGCGAAGCCAATTGCATTGTATGTATTAGATTCTCGATATGTGACACCTCAGATATACAACGGTAAACTATACTACATAATTCAAGATGTGAATACGGGAGTTCGTGGCACGTTCACTCAGGATGACATATTTCATATTAAAGGAATGGGTGATGGCTACATAGGCAAGTCAGTAGTTGGTTATGCAGCGGAAAGTATAGGCAAGTCGTTAGCTACTCAATCTTACGCAAGTGGATTCTTTGGCAATGGTGCGACTATGACCGGAACGATTGAAGTACCGGGCAATGTACCTGATGAAAATGCAGCCAAATCAATTAAAGAAAAGTTTATAAGTTCAATTAAAGGAACAGGAACAGCGGCAGGCGTTGGATTATTGGCCAATGGGGCAAAGTTCACTAAAATTTCAGTAACACCAAATGAAGCGCAGTTCATCGAGTCGCAGGAATTTAATGTGGCGGATATTGCACGTTGGTTTAGAATGCCACTTTCAAAACTTCAAGCAGGGTCAACAGGTTCAAGTAATTTAGAGCAGTTGAATATTGAGTATGTAACAGATTGTTTAATGCCTTGGATAATCAGATTTGAACAAGAGATTGAGCGCAAGTTATTTAAAACAAATGAAATGGAAGCATTAGACGCAAAGTTTAGTGCTAATATGTTGATGCGTGGTGATAGTGCAGCAATGAGTCAATTTGTAACGAGAATGTATATGATAGGTGCATACAATGCCAATGATGCGTTGAGATTCATGGGGGAAAATACAATCGGTGAAGCAGGCAATCATTATATGATTCCCGTTAACATGATTCCATCAACAGAAGCATCGGCATTTTGGGCGGGCAAAAGTTTGAACGATTCTAAGGCAACAGATAAACAACCAATAGGAGATAATTAAATGGAATTAGAAAGAAGAATATTAAGCCATAAGGTAGAGATTAGGTCAGAAGGTGAAGGCGAAGAAATGGAGGAAATGCCAATGACAATCTCAGGTTATGCGGCTATGTTCAATCAACCTGCTGACATGGGTTGGTATGAGGAAGTAATTAACGAAAGAGCATTTGAGGGATGCGATATGACTGATGTTGCAGCATTATTCAATCATGATATGAATATGTTGTTAAGTCGCACAAATGGGAATGCTGAGACAGGACTTAATCTAACTATTGATGAAGTTGGATTAAAGTATGAATTTAAAGCATTGAACGAATGTGCAGAAAAGGTAGCTGAAGATATTAAGTTAGGTTATGTTTCTAAAAGTTCATTCGGATTTTATGTTGAAAATGCAGTGTGGGAGGAATTAGTTGATGCAGATGGCAGAACGTACGATAGAAGAACTATCATGAAGATAAGCAAACTACAAGACGTTTCACCTGTTACTTTTCCTGCTTATGGAAGCACCTCAGTAGAGGCAAGAAACTTTGATCATGAAAGACCAAAAAAACAAATAGAAACAACTCAAGAATACATTTTAAAATTAAAATTAAATAGAAATGAAAACAAGTAAGCAACTGCGTGAGGAACGCGCTGCCGTTCGTACAAAGATAGACGAATTGGCGAAAGTTGAATCATTAACTGATTCACAAAAGGCTGAACTTCGCAGCCTTATTGATAGCGAAGTAAAATTTAATGAAGAAGTTGAATTGGCTTTGGATTTAGAAAAGCGTGCTGCAAGTGTAGCAGGCGGAAAAGTTGATGCTCCTGAAAAGAGAAGCAAAGACAGATTTTCAATCTCAAAACTTTTAAGCGAAGGCGATAAGGTTACAGGATATGAAAAGGAAATGATTGAAGAATCAAGAAACGAAGCAAGAGCCGCTGGAATTAATCCAACAGGAATCTACTTGAGTAATTCAGTAATGAACTCAATCATGCCTGAAAAGAGAACCATGACAGCAGCAACTGATGCTGATGGTGGATTCTTAATTCCTACTGAAAAGATTGATTGGTTTGACGCTTTATTTGCTTATTCAGTATTGGACAAATTAGGTATTCAAAAGTTAACAGGCTTATCTGCTAATACTGATATACCGGGATTTAGTTCAGCTGTTGTATCGGGATGGGCAAATGGTGAAACAGGAACTCAAAGCCCTGATGACCCTACTGTTGTAAATCGTGCTTTACGTCCTAAGTTACTTTATGGCGCAACTAACATCTCTAAGCGTTTGGCAATTCAAACAAACAGAAGTGTTGACCAAATGATTATGATGGATATCATGGCTTCAATGGCACAAACTTTACAAGCTGCTGTTATCAATGGTTCAGGTTCGTCAGGTCAACCAACAGGTATCTTGAATACTTCAGGAATTCAATCGGTTGCTATGGGTACTAATGGCGCAGCTTTATCTTTTGCAAAAGCATTAGAATTATGGTCTGCAATTGCTCAAGCTAATTCTAACATGGATAACTTCAAGTGGTTAACTAATCCTTTGGTTCATGGTAAGGCGTTGCAGACTTCAACTGATACAGGTTCAGGTGCAATGATTGTTACTTATAACAACAACTTCGGAGGTTCACCAAATGCGATTGCTAACTATCCATTATTCTCGACTTCAAGTGTACCAAGTACTTTGACTAAAGGTTCAAGTAGTGCATGTTCAGCTTTAATCGGTGGAGATTTCTCACAAGTTGTAGTTGGTCAGTTCGGTGGAGTTGAATTAATTGTAGATAACATTTCACAGGCAAGAAGCGGGTTCACAGCCTTAACAATTAATCAATTTGTTGATGTAGTTATTAAGCAACCTGCTGCATTAGGTGCAATAGTTGATATTACTACTGCGTAATATTATTGTGTGTTAATAATTGGTTATTGGGGAGGGTTTCGGCTCTCCCCTTAATTATAAAAAATATGAAAAAAGTTAAAATATTAAAGTCGATTTGTGGTGCTTATAGCATGGGTTACTTTGGTGGCGAAGAAATCGAAGTAAGTGAAGCATTGGCAGAGGATATGGTTCAGAATGGATATGCTGAATTTGTATCAGTTGAAGTTGAAACAAAAGAATTGAAATCAACACCTGAAAAAGCGGTAAAAAAAAGTAAATAATGGCGCAATACAAACTTGTAACAGGACCTTCAAGCGAGCCGATAACATTGGCAGAAGCTAAGTTGTATCTAAGAGTTGATGATTCGACTGAGGATGCACTAATAACTTCTATCATAACAGCTGCAAGGCGCAAGTTTGAGAATGATACTTACCATTATTTACTTCCTCAGACGTGGGAATTGTACTTGAATCAAAATGAAATTAATGCAGAACCAATCAGCCTTAACAAGTCTGATATAACTGCAATTAGTAATGTAAAATATTACGACCAATCTAACACACAACAGACATTAAGTACGAATGATTATCAGACAGCAATTCAAGGTAGACCTTATTCAATTCAATTAACAACAGTGCCACAAGTTTACAACAGACTTGAAGCAATGGTTATAAGATTTACATTGGGTTACACGAATTCAGCGGCAGTACCTGAGGACATTAAGTTAGCAATGAAACTACTTATAGGTATGTGGTACGAAAATAGACAGACAGTTGTAGTAGGAACTATTACAAGTGATATGCCAATGACGTATCAGTTTATCATGGAAAATTACAGGAATAGAGTATACGGATTTTAATAAAATAATAAAATGAATTTATCAACAGCAACCAGAGTTGTAGCAGTAACTCCAAGTGATACTAATTACTTAACTGCTATTGGATGGACAACTTTCAATCCACAAGTACAACAGACAGCAACCGCTGCAAGTTTAGCGGCAAATACATTAACATTAGCAAGTAGTGGATTAGCTAATGGTGACATCATTGTCTTTGATTCATTAGGAACAATTACAGGTACAGGATTAGCTATCAATACTGAGTTGTTTGTTGTAGGTGTTTCAGGCAATGACTTTCAAGTTTCACTAACTTATGCAGGTAGTGCAATAGACTTAACAGGTGCAACTACTACCTTGCCAAGTTGGAGGGAGACAAAACAATTTAATTCAGCAATTCGCAAAACAGGTTTTATTAGTGTGACAACTTCGGGAACTTACAGAGTATTGCCAGCGGCTCACTTCGATACCAATACAGCAACAGTTGCACCAATGGGAGCGCAGGACGTCTATATTGCAGCAGGTGTGCCTTATCCTGTTGAGGTTAAAAAGGTATTTAACACAGGGTCAGCAAGTGCAAGCGGAATTGTATTATTAACAGATTTATAAAATAAAAAAATAAGAATATGGCAGCATTAAATGGAACAGCCTTAGTATTAAAAGTAGGGTCAGTAAATGTAGCAAAAGGTAAATCAAATACCTTCAATATTAGTCGTGCAACTATTGACGTATCCAATAAGGATAGCGCAGGTTGGAAAGAATCAATCTATGGTCAAGGTTCAGGTAGCTTTGACTTCGAAGGAGTTTTTGAAGAGTCAGGAACTTGGGGATGGGATGAAGCCTATGCTGCAATGGTAGCTAAGACAGTATTAACTGTTAGAATGGCAACAACAACAGTAGGTGATAAGTATTATGAAGCAAGTTGTTTAATTACTTCTGGCAGTTTAAGCGCACCTATGGAAGATGCTGTTACATGGTCAGCTACATTTGAAATCACAGGCGCACCTTCAACAGGTTCAGTATCATAATCAATGCAAGTAGGTAGACTTAATCAGCGCATCATTATTCAAAATTATTCTCAAACTCAGAATAGTTTTGGCGAAGTGGTGCGCTCTTATACTACCTTATACACAAGGTGGGCGCAAGTCAAGCCAACAGGCGGGAATGAGTCAATACAAGCGGATGAAAAGGTAGCGTCAAGAATTGCAGAATTTACTATCAGAATGCAAGGCACTACAATTGATGAAAAGATGCGTATCGTATGGAATGATTTCACCTGGGAAATAGTTTCAATTGATGAGATTGGAATTAACTTAAAAGAGGGTTATAGAATTACAGCGGTAAGCAAAGATTCGCAATGATAAACTTCAAAGTTACCGGTATTGATGCCTTAGTTGATAAGCTTGGGAGATTAGGGAATAGCTTAGATTCAAAAGATATTGACCAAGCAGTAAAGTTAGCAGCCGACCCAATAGTGCAAGCATTAAAGAGTGCGTATGAACCTCACAGAACTAAGACAGGTAAGAAGTCAATGGATGTTCACATAGGAGATTCTGTTCAGGCATTTCAAAGGAAACGAAAAGGTACAGGAATGTACTTTGCTTACTACATTGGACCACGTTGGGGAGCAGGTGGAAACTTAGCTTACATTCTTGAATATGGGACTGTTGAAAGATACCGAGCAAATGTAAAGAAGGGCGGATTCACAACTAAAGGCGGCCGAACTTATGGTGCGACTTATGCAACAGGACAAGTTAGACCTTTGGGAATAATTCGTAATACTTATGATATGATGCGTGACCCTACTAATGCAAGATTAAAGACTAATGTATTAGCAGCATTGACAGCAATAGCTAAAAGAAATAAACTAAAATTAGAAGCAGCGTAATGGCACAACCAATAGAGTTAGTATTTAAGTTAATTCAGGGTTCAAATGCACTTAGTAATAATGACCGCATCTATCCAACTCAAGCACCTCAAGGAATTAGTGTAACAACTCCATTCGTTGTTATGAATACTATATCTACAACTCCAACGAATACCAAGAAGGAAGCAAGCACATTAGACAGAGTAAGAGTTCAAGTAAGTATTTTTGGAAATTCTTATTCAAGTATTTCGGATGCAGCCCAAACAATTAGAGGGGCGTTGGAAAATGTTATAAATGATGATGTATTAGATGATGGAACATTGATTCAATGTAGTACATTTGAAGGGCAAGTTGATGGCATAGATTCAGGGGCAGGATTAGACGGAGTTTATTTCATTCATCAAGACTATTATTTTTGGATAACAAGATAAAAAAAAACAAATAACACACATGAAAACAATTCAATTTACAGACAAGAAATCAATCGAAGTAAAGTTTAGTTTTAAAGTAATGCAAAAGCTATACTTAGTTTCTGGAATTACAGAATTCCAAGAGTTAGCAAAGTGGGCTAATAGTCCTAATAATTGGGGCAAATTAGTCCAGGCTGTATCGACAAAAGAATTAAAAGAAAGTGAAGCTGTTGCAATGATTGATGAATGTAATTCAGTTAAGCCAATAGTTGATATTATCAATGAAATGGCTGAACATATTACAGCATTTTATACGATTGAAAGTAAAGGGGAAAATGTCCCAAACGGCTAATAAGTATTGAGTGTATTGCTTATGGCAGGCTCAATATGAATGAAGTTGAATTTTGGGAATGCGAACCTATATTTTTTGCGAAGAAATTAAAGGGATTTAACGATCTTGAATTTGAACGTGAAAAAAGAGAATGGGAGCAAACAAGGTGGTTAGGTACTATGGTGGTAAGTCCTTATTCAAAGAAAGGATTAAGTCCTAAAGATGTATTAAGTTTCCCATGGGATAAGAAGCCACCAAAAACTAAGGCTGAATGGATAAAAGAGAATGAAGCAATTTGGGCAATGTGTAATAAGTTAGCAGAAGCATAGAATGGCAGATAAGAATATAAATATTGGAGTAGGTGCGGACCTTTCAGGCTTAAAGACTGGAATGAATGATGCTGCAAAATTAGTGCAGGATGCAGGAACTAAAATGCATACCGCTGCTAAGGATGTAACGCAAAAGACTGAACAATCATTTTCAAACTTACGTCAAGCTTATAGTGCAACTGCAAGAGATGCTTATGAGATTGCATTACAACAAGGAACACAGAGCGCAGCGTTTAGGGAAGCTATAAATACGGCAGGTTCATATAAAGATGAATTAGACCAAGTTAACAATTCAATTAGTGTACTTTCAAGCGATACGCCTATTTTAACAGGTGCATTAGGATTAGGTCAAGGTTTAGCAGGGGCATTTAGCGCAGCTCAGGGTGCAATGGCTTTATTTGGTTCGGAAAGTGAAGATGTGCAAAAGGCTCTTTTAAAAGTTCAGGGTGCAATGGCATTGACTCAAGGTTTACAAGCTGTTGGTCAATTAGGTGATGCGTTTAGTTCATTTGCTGATGTGTTAGATGTTAAGGTTTTACCTGCATTGAGGTCAATAGGTTTATTAATTGCTGCAAATCCAATAGCAGTTGTAGGAGCTGCGGTTGTAGGATTAAGTGTTGCTTATGCTGCATTAGCTGATAACACAGATAGGGCAGCAGTAGCACAGCGCAGTTATGTTGCTGTAAACTTTAATGCAAGTGCTTCAATTTTAGAACAGACTGAAAAGATTAAACAACAAAATAAAGAGTTATTAATTCAAGCCAACGCAAAGCAAAAGGGAATTGAAGTTGATGCTGAGCGGGCAAATGTAGCAGCAAAAGAAAATAAGGAGTTAGAGAATAAACTTAAACTACTTAATGAAAATGTAAAGTATCAAGATTCAAGTACTCAAAGTGGTTTATTAAATAATATCAATATTAAAAACCAAGTATTAGAACTTCAAAACCAAATCAATGCTAACAAAGATTTAATTGATGCTTACAAAGAAAAGATAAGACTTGAAGGGATTATAAACCAAAAAGACCCAAAAGGAAAAGGTGGTGCGGTTGCACCAAAAAGTAATTTTGGAGATTTAAAAAATGTAATCAAATTTAATCCTGTAGTTGAATTTGACCCTACTGTTGTAGATGATATATCGGATTTAATCTTAGATTCATCAGAGCAAATAGCTGAAAGTTTAAATGGAATGTACACCCCATTAAACCAAAACTTGACTAATATGGAACTAAAACTTTCAGAATTTAAAGATAAAGTTGGTGAGATATTAATTGAGGGTTTAGGCAATGCCTTTGCTGAATTTGGAAGAATTGCGGGCGCAAACTTAGCAGGCGCAAATGAAAGTGTAGGAGCGGCAGCAGAAGCTATGATAGGCTCATTGGCTGCAACTATTGGTTCAGGTATGATTGCATTGGGTGTACCTATGTTATTTGCAGTAGCAACGGCAGGCGAAGGTGCTGCATTAATTGCGGGCGGTGTTGCATTAAATGTGTTAGCAGGTGCATTAGGTGAGTCATCAAAAGGTGGAAGTGGAACGAGGTCGCAACCTTCAAGAGATAATAGCTATTCACCTAACAATTCATTTGCTGGATTCACACCTGTCGCAAACGATTATAGTATGACATCAAGATTGGTGGGAACTGACCTTTTATTATCAGTTGAGAAATCAGCTAAAAAAATGGAGAGAATAAGATAATGGCAGCAAGCGTAGCACTTAAATCTTTTACAATTAAATCAGACGAATACAATAATGAATATGACGTTGAGATATTGGATATGCAGGGCGTTTATTCAAGTGCATTTAGATTTAATATAGGTACTGATTTTTCGTTAAATTATAACTCACAATCGGATGAAAGATTTTCACCAATCAAAGGCAGTGATTTAAGTTTACCAATCATAATTCAGAATGCTAATCAAGAAAATATCATCTTGACTCAAATGCTTAATTCTGTAAGTTTTGGCGAAGATAGATGGCTTGTTAAGGTTACAAAGAATAGTAATTTATTTTGGGTTGGTGTGGTGGTGTTTGACTTATGGCAGCGTTCAGATTCAAGTTACCCTTATACGATTAATGTTGTAGCTACTGATGGACTTGCAAGATTAAAAGAATTAGAGTTTACTGATATGTTGAATAATAACATAGAATCAGTTGGCTCAATCATTCAAAAAATACTTTTAAAAACACCATTGTATCAGGTATTGAATGCAGGCGATGCTTTTTATTCTAATTCAATAAATTGGTATGATACTAATATGCCAGCGGTTAGTTCAACTACTGACCCATTAGAGCAATCATTTATTAGAAGGTGGGCATTGGTTGATATTGATAATGAAGATTCAAATAAGAATAAGGCAATAAGCTATTATGATGCACTTGAAACATTAGTTCAACAATTCAATGCAAGAATTTTATTAAGTGATGGAATATTCAGAATAGTATCGGTAAATCTTTATGATAAAACTAATATACTTTATGAGCGTGTTTATGATGATTCGGGTACTTTTTTAAGTACAAGTTCACCAAGTTGGAACACCAATATTAATCAATCAACTTCATGGGTTACAAGTGGTGCAAATCAATGGCAATATTATCCTGCTATAAGGTCAATTTATAGAAGATTTTATTTAGGGAAATCTTCAAATTTATTAGACCCTTCGCAAAGCATTTCGACAGCAAGAACTTTTAATGACCAATTCGGAGGTAGTGTTTTACGACTTCAATCTTATTGGGAAGTAAACAGAATATCAGGTACAACAAATTCAATATTAGCAACACAGACTATTATTATGGAATTTAAAGTCAGGTGTGGAAGTTATTATTTGAAAAGTGGTTTAAACTCTACAAGTGCATCATGGACTACTAACAGCGCAGATACTATATTTGTTGGAGTTGTATATACTTTAGTTAATAGTTTTGCAACAGGTAAATCTACAATTGAATTATCTTTTGTAACGCCTGCCCTGCCAAGTGGAGTACACACACCATGTAGTATACAATTACTTTCAGCTACTACAAATGTCGGAAATTCTGTTACTGTAAGCCAATTACAATTATACTTAGACAATGGCGCAAATGACGAATGGTTAAACTTTTCAGCTAACAATACAAATAGTTTAATTAATTCTAAAACTTATGAGTTGCCAGATGCAAGGATAGGTAAAGGATTAGACTACGGTAGTAATTCAATGATGTTTACGGGTGCAAATTTAGCAAGCGCATTGCCTACTGACTTATGGAGCGTTGATAAAACAGGCACTACTTATGATATTAATGCTTTATTAGTTAAGGAAATATTCGCAGGTCAATCAGTACCAAGTCCAAAGTATCAAGGCGAAATTAGAACTGATGCAAGTCCACATTTTAAACTGACTTATAATTCGGAAAAGTATATAATTAATGGAGTTTCTTATAACCTTTTAACAGATACTTATTCAGGTGAGTGGTTTGCTGTTAAGTTGAATTCTACAAACTTTGAATTAGAGGATAATGGAGTTGGAAATTATCAAGGTCAATCAATTAATATTGGCGAATCAATAGGTAATACTGAGTTCACTATTCGTGCAACTCAGGAAGGTGTTATAAGATTAAATAATGAGCGTAAATTAGCACGAACTACATCTAATATTTCAGGTGCTACAACTTCAATTGCTGTAAGTGCTACAACACATGACATTAAAGATGGTGATAAATTAATGTTATGCCCTATGTTGGGTGAAATTATTTACACATTAGAAGCCACAGCAAATGCAAGTGCAGGTGCTACAAGTATCAGCGTTGTATCATTTACACCAAGTGAACCAATTGAAACAGGTGCAAGTATTATGTTTCCCATTCAATCCCCTGTCATCAACTACCTTAGATTAGATAGTAATTTCCCAACAAGTGACCCTCATATATTCGGTGTTGCATGGTGGGATACAAGTAATCATAATTTAAAAATAAGTAACGGATAATTAATATATTTGAAACATGAGAATAGGTATAGGTATAAGAATAGGCAATAGTATAACAGGGAGTGTTTTAGACCCTGCTACAAGTGCATTCATAACAGCAACAGGTATAACAGACCCAACGCAGATAAATGCAATTAATAGACTTGTTTTAAATTATAAGGGTCAAGGGAATTTAAATTCAAGCGTTGACTTTTGGACGTCAACACCTGCAATATACCCTATGGTA